TTTGATCAAAAAAAGGTTAACGTGATTTCAGCAGGAGCTATATCGTTATTTTCATCTTCTATTAATGCGTCAGGTTCTAGGATTATAAATACCCATTCTTTTTCTTTTTCTAAAAAAACGTTTAATTTCCCTATCGCTAGTTCAACGGCAACGATGGGATTAATTTCTATCGTTAACTACATTTATTATAATAACTTCACTTTAGGATTTTGGGTAAAGAAAAATTCTTTATTGGATTCAAGCTCCAGGTATCAAGTGACGGCTAAGACATATGATAATATAGGGGCTGATGTTCGATTCGGTAATGCACATATATACAAAGGATTTTCATACACCGCTGCTCCTTATTATTCCTTCAGTATGGATGAGGAATCGGGTGATTATGTCCACGTAACATGTCACATCTATGCGCCTTTTAAATTAACTGCGACCCCAATCCTACAATGCACTTTTAGCTTTAATATTATTTTAAGTCCTGTAGGGCAAGCTATAAATCCTGAAATAATCGATTTAGTACTTATAAATAATACTAATAACATTAATCTAGCTATTGACTATAAAGGGTCTGAGTATGTCACAGATAAGTTTATTGGTAAAACTGTAAATTTCGTTGGCGACTCAATAACAAACGGAGGATGGTTTGATCCTTCCGTAGTAATGTTAGGGCTATCAACTGTTTATAATAGCGGGGTAAATGGGGCGAGAATGCAAAATAACGACACAGCCTCATGGATCCCGACAAATCAAGCCGCTATTGCTGCTATCACGTCCGACTATATTGTAATACTCGCGGGAGCTAATGATAACGGTATTGCCGTCGGAACTGTCGATGATACTGTAACTAATACTTATCTAGGTGGGTATAATTATTTTATAGATTATTTAAAAGCAAATAATGAAGCTGAAATAATACTCGTAACGGCCCCTTTTATTGCAAATTCGACAACAATAGAACAGGCGTATACTGATTTTAATCAACACTATATTAATCTGGCAAACGGAGTCAAACAATTAGGGATCAAGCATAATTTAAAGGTGTTTGATTTACATGGTATTACGAATCTTAATTGGGGCAATGCCTGGCAAATTTATTTATCAGATAAAACGCATTGGAATGATGTGATGATTTACGATGCAGCTAACAAGTTTGCTAAATTCATGATAGATAATTTTTAAATTTTAAAACATGTACCAGGTCGGAATAAAACAAGTAAATATAATTAATTTAAACCTAATTGTGGGGGCGAAAGTTCCAGGCTCTAACTTTGCAACTGATAATGTACATTTGACAACAGTCGGGCATTTAGCCGTACATGATTATATTGATGGAATTATACTTTAAAAATATTAAAATAAACAACATATGAAAATTACATTGTTTTTAATACTATTGATTTTACCACTTTTAGGTAAAGGACAAGCCCCACTGGTGCGTGATCTCCCGATTGCTGTTGCAACCAATATTGACAGGACGTGCAGGGACAGCATCGTTGCCTTGCAAAATACAATTACAGCATTGGAGCAATACATAAATTCCATATTGGATGATGATGTAATTCCACAAGTTGTAGATGCCCCAACGCCAGGGTATGATTCTACGTACGTTTTGGCAACAAATCAAAAATTTGCAATACCTGAAGCAGTAATAACCGGGGATGTTGTCGGGACATGGAAAAAAACGTATACTTGGAGGTCTGGGAATGAGGTGAGCTTTAGTTTATCATCTGATTTTAACGGGGCATTTACAATCCATGATAGTACTGGTGTAATAACCATTGCTGATGCAACTAAAATAAACGGCAAAATAGTCCAACAGGATACTTTGATTAAAATTTTAGTACGATCCCGTGATGATATTGAGGGGTATGAGATTGATACTGCTAAAATTTGGGTTAAGGAAAATAGTTATTGTAAATTTTTTGATTACGGGTATACTGGAACAGAAGATGGTGCTCGGAATACTCCATACAATGGATTATTAGATGTCACAATTACCCCTGGGTATGGTTACTTTGTTAAAAGGGGAAATACACCAGCGGACAAGGTGTATGCCCCAACTGATGTCGCTGCAACAGCAGCACACCCCATTATATTTGGGGCGTATGGTACTGGGAATAATCCTAAATTTGATGGTGCTGGTTTAAGTTCTGCTGCTGCAATGCTTGCGTTTTCAGCTGCTTCTACTTCTTGGGCATACACTTTTGTGTACGATTGGTCAGTTATCAATTACCCAACATGCGCTTTTAGAATAGGTGGTGGTTCTAATAATATAGGTTTTTATAATATTTATTTAGAGGGGAATGTTCGATTAAGTGAATCTGGAAACACCGCTGATATTCATTTTTACTCTTATTCTGATACATCTGTTTCTGGAAATCGCAATTTTGAAATTATTAATTTAGAAATGGTGGATTCATGGGGACCCGCCGTACTGTCTCAAGCAACTGGGATTACCTTAACTAATATTAAATCGTCAACAGCATCCGTTTATTCATCCCGTGGGTATAATGTTAGGCTTAGCACTACACATGGTACTATCAAACACTTTATGTTTTCTAAAGGGATAAGAAGTTTACAAATAGATTATTCTGGCAATAATGCTATAGATGGTGTGCTCTCAGATGCATTAGAATCAGGTGTTTTCGGGACAACAGTATCTACTAATCCACAAGATAATCTTACTTTTGATAATGTTCTTTTTAGAAATAATGTATACGGTATATTTAATTACACAGCTGGTAGTGACAATTGGAACATTACTAATTGTTATTTTCATAAAAATACAAGTGATGGAATTTACTTGAGAAATGGGATAAACAATTTGATATTAACCAGAAATAGATTTATAGGGAACACAAATACTGGAATAACTTTTAATTATGGTACACAAGGGACAGCAAATGGTTCAGTTTTTTATAATATCTTTGCAGATAATGTGACGGACTTTTTAGCCAGTGATGCTTCAAATTCAACCGATATGTTATTTTATCATAATATGGTTAAGGGGACAGTAAATATGAGTGGAACATCATCCACCATTTTTAGAAATAATTTTTATGGGACTTTGACTGGAACAGTTACATCAAGTAATAATATTCAATTAAGTTCCATAACTACAGCAGATTATTTCACAGATTATGCAAATAATAATTTTAAATTAAAAGTAACAGCGTCATTAGCACGAGATGCTGGGTATACTGTGAGTGTAACACCAGATATTATTGGAACATCAGTTCCACAAAATAGCGTACCTGATATTGGTCCATATGAATATAAAAATTAAGTTTATGAAAATTTTGTATATATTGGCGCTTATACTTTTATGTGAATTTTCTTTTGGGCAAAATGCCCCAATTGTAAAGGATTTGCCCAAGGCAAATAGATACGTTGAAGACAATTCTGCGCGTAATGATCTTCCAGAATTACGGGACAGGTTAACTGAATTATATTCAGCGGCAGAATTATTAAAAGTGGTTGACACCCCTGAGGACACAACAACTGATCCTGATCCTGATCCTGATCCTGATCCTGATCCCGACCCTGATCCAGAAGATACAATGCTTGTTGTATTTTCTCAAGATTTTGAGAATACAACATTAGGTGAATACGACGTGGAGGAATGGAAAAGAGATTGGAAATCACCAACTTGGGCCAACCATGCCAATGGTTATGGGTATATTATGAGTGAAAATGGAAGTAAAATTATACGTGTAATTTTTCCAGCTGGGACATTTAAAATAGCGGAACATGGTATTCAATGGTTAACAAAATTTGATGGATATGAGGAATTATGGTTTTCGTATCGGGTAAAGTATTCCAGTGGGTTTACTGGCAGGGCTTATGATGGAAAGATACCCGGTTTAGGTGGGGGTGCTTTTATCAGTGGTGGGACGTTACCAACTGGATACGATGGTTTTGATGCTAGACGTATATTTAAAAGTGGTTTTAATAGCATACGGTCTTATTTGTATTATTGGGAAATGTACAATTGTGTATATCTGAACCCTACAGTTACTCAATACTTAGATGAATACCCTGTGGAGGACAAAGCATATTATGGGATAAACTTAGTATTCAATGGAACAATCCCTGCTGCAAACACTTGGTTTACAGTAACACAAAGAGTTAAAATGAATACTGTTGGTCAAAGAGATGGTGAGATTGAAGAATTTATAAATGGGCAACGTCGATATTTATGTACCGGTATTTCTTGGAGAAAAGAAGAAAGTTTAAAGATAGATTTTCTTGCAATTAGTATTTTTTTTGGGGGTAGTGGAATTGAGCCTGTTTATGATGAGTATATGTATCTTGATGATTTTATTGTATATAAAAAATTAAATTAATATGAAAAAAATATTATTGTTCACAATTTTACTTACTGGAATTTATTCGTTGTTAATTGGACAGACAACAGTAGTAAAACATTTGCCAATAGCACGTGAATCGACAATACCTGCGAATTACGATTACGTAATATACAAAAGTGGGACTAATACTGAGGCATATAAAATGTCTACACAATCCATATTTAGTACTAGCAGCAGTTTTAAAACTGTATTTGATGCTGTATACGCAGACATGTCAGATTCTGCGAAGATAAATATCATGTCAGGTATTTATACTACATCTGTTCCATTAAATGGAACAGGGAAATCATTCACCCTGGAAGGGATTGGACGTGTAGAAATAAAAACTACTGTCCTTGGTGAGGACGGTTTTGCCTTTAGTTTTTTTGGAAGTGAGTTGGGTACTACTTATTTATCTTCAGATGTTACGAAGGGAACGAATACTATCACTGTAAATGACATATTTACAGCAAGAATTGGTGATTTATTTGTTGTGTACGACGATTCAATATTTGATGCTCAATTTGATGCTGCTTGGAAAACAGGGGAACTGCATGAGGTAGCAGAAGTAACCAGTACAACTCTAAAGATACCAGATCAGTTTATACATGGGTATACATTAACAAATAATGCAGTTGTAATTTTAGTAAGACCCGTATCTGTTAATATTAATAACGTGACTTTTACAGCACCATCTTCTACTGGAATGTATCAGGGTATAAGTCTTGAGTACAATAAGAACAGTAATATCACTAATTGTCAAATGAATTCATTCGGAATTATGGGTATTGGAATTTATTACTCTTATACAACCAAGATAGATAACTGTAAAATAAATGATGCTTTAGTAATGGGGTATGGATACGGTGTCTCTATAAATAATGGGGCAGCCTACACGACAGTACAGAATTCAGTATTTAGGAATCAAAGACATAGTATAGCTCAGGGGGGATATTCTGGTGATAGCCAAGCACGGGATACTAAAATAGTTAATAATTACTTCTTTAATGCCAATGGGATAGGTCACGCCATTGATGCACATGCTATAGTTGAAAATTTTTCTCTTATCAATAATAAGATTTATTCTTTAGGAACTTCTAGTACACCAATCGCACATGTTGCAAGTGGTGCTGTTAATGTCATTATAAAAGGCAATGAATTCATCGGGGGAACCGGTATTTCTACAAGGGACGTGGCTTTATCTGGGATTTCATTTTACATAGATGGCAATACCTTTACCAATGTACAGACTGGGTTTTACCAAGAAGTAAGCTCAGATGTATTAAATAACTTTGTAATGAAAAATAATACCTTCAAAGAGGTATGCTGGGGTATTGCCGAGATTTCTAATGCAGTAAGATTTGATATATCAGGTAATTTTTTTAATGTCACTGAAACTTCAGTTGATAATGGTAGAACATCAGCTATTCTTATATCGGATAGCCAAGATGGTCTTATAAGTAATAATACCATAAATAATGTCCTTAATAATGCTATTAAGTTGGATAGTGTAAGTAACACGGTCATATCAGGCAATAATATATCTAATTGGGATAGACATGCTTATGATGTACTATATCCTGGTGTAGTTATTAATAATTCAACCGACAATATTATAGCAAATAACTTTCTTAAACGACCCGTTAGTGCTTATATGGATTCAAATGGGATAGTTGAAACTGGAACATCTGATTATAATATAATATCTACCAATAATGTACGGTGGGTTGGTACAGTACAGGCGAATCGAATTATCACAACAGGGGCAAATAGCCAAGAATTAAATAATTTGGAATAAATTAAATTTTAATACATTACATAAAATGGCAAACACAGAACAATTAATTGGCGTAGTTAAATTCTTTATTGAGGACAAAGGTTACGGATTCGTCACAGACGAAGATTCAGGGGTAGATTACTTTTTCCATGTTAGTAAAAATACAGTAAAAGTTGAAAAAGGACAAAGTGTTTCTTTTGATGCTGAACCTGGTAAAAGAGGGATGCAAGCAGTTAATATTAAATTAATCTAAACGGGATTTACCATGAAAAAAATATTGATATTACTTTTACTGTGTGTAACAGGAGCACTTTCAGCACAAAACACAACCGCTCCAATATACCCTCTTCGGGGACAGGTCCGGGTTGTTTATGGTGGGGATACTGTTGATATTTTTTTCAATGGTGATACCACGAAATTCAAAACAAATAATGCCTATTATGTTTTCAACAAACCGATTTATGTAAATAAGGATGTTGTTGCCTTGCAAAAAGATTTACAGGATTTAATTGCAATTGTAGCAACTAAGGAACCATACATAGAACCTACATCCGGTTTATACTATTTGGATGGTAATAAAACGTGGCAATTATTCCCTTCTTCATTATCCGCGTCTGATGTATACCCGTGGGCAAAAGAACCCGAAAAACCGGTATATACTGCTTCCGAAGTTGGATTAGGAAATGTAGATAATACCAGTGATATAGATAAGCCAATTTCTACTTTGACACAGGAAGCATTGGATGTAAAAGCAAATAGTCATAACGCTAGTTTTACGGGAACTACTACCGGAATTACTAAAGATATGGTGGGTTTAGGACTTGTTGATAATACCAGTGATATAGATAAACCTGTCTCTACTGCAACACAAACTGCTTTAGATTCAAAACAGGATTTAATTACTTTAAGTACAGCACTTTACTATTACCGTGGGGATAAAGTATGGGCAACTTTAAATAAGGCTGCTGTTGGATTAGGGAATGTGGATAACACCAGTGATGCAAATAAGCCTGTTAGTATTATCCAACAGGATTCTTTAGATGCTAAGTTAGGGTTGTATGCGACTGCTGCTAACAGCAATTTACTACAAGGCAAAGACAGTGCATATATAAAAGAGAATTGGGGTGGTTCCGGAGGAGGGGTAAGTTTCCCACCAAATACCACAGGAAAAGATGTACTGGTAGCGATAGATCCATTGGATAATGTTTTTTACTACTTGGTAGATTCTATTGTAAGTACAGATACCACCAGTAGTGGGGGTGGTACAACCCTTAACGGACTTGGTTTTGTAAAAGCTACAGGTACTGATATATCATATGATAACACCACATATCAACCATTAATAACTGCCTCAGGGGTAAATACACAGTACTACGATGGAACAAAAACATTTCGCGCATTACCAGTTTATACTGCATCAAATGGTGTGCAAAAGACAGGAAATGATTTTAGTTTAGGCGGTACAACTGGGGATGTTACTCTTAAAGCATCGGATCAGACTAAAACTTTTAGTGTCGGGAATTTAGATTCCGAAAAATACGGTAAAATTTATTTGTATACCAGGGATGCTACAACTGGAAAAAGAGCTTTCTTTTCAATGGAAGGTGGGAATTTTATGTTAAGTACAGATGATCCTAATGCTTTAACATTTGGGACATCTGCTGCATACGCGTATGATGTTGATGTGTATTTAACCACCCCACTTAGTATCCCTTCTTTATTAAAAGTACAAAATACAATACACGATTCTTTAGTTGGGTATGCATCGGCTGCTGTTTTTCCAGATAATACAACAGGGGAAGATATTATAGTAGGGCGTACGCCAGACAATCAAACAATATACTATAAAATTGATAGCTTATTAGGCGGAAATCAAACTTTTGATGGTACTGGATACGTTAAAATGTCTGGTACAGATATTTCTTATGATAATAGAGATTTACAAACACAATTGAGTGGGACTGGTTTTGTAAAAAGTAGTGGAACAACCATAAGTTATGACAACAGTACGTATGAACCAGCAATAACTGCCGGTTCTTCCGGGTACTATTGGAATGGGCTTAAAGCATGGACTATATTAAATAGTGCAGCTGTCGGTTTAGGAAATGTAAACAATACCAGTGATGCTAATAAACCGGTTAGTACTGCCACGCAAACAGCCTTAGATTTAAAGCAAAATAGTTTGGGGAACCCAACTACTGCCGGATGGGTTTTAGCTGCTGGAACAACGGGGGCACCCTATTGGGTAGCACAATCTTCCGGAGGTACAACACATGATGCTGTAACAATTGGCACAGGAAATGGATTAACATTGTCCGGACAACAACTTTCTTTAACGCTTGCTACCACATCAACTACAGGAGCGTTATCATCAACAGCATACACTACTTTTAATAATAAAGTTTCTTTTCCTGGCTTTGGTACAACATCTACTACCGCATCAACAGGAGATCATTTACATACTGGAACATATCAACCATTATCTACAGCGTGGAATACCGGTAACCTAAATTTAGTAACCACCGATTTTAATGCAAGAAGGATAACGCTAGGTAGACAATCTGGTAATGCAAATATAAAAGGTGATGTAAGTGATGGTGCTATCATAATTGATAGTTATGGTTCAGGACAAGGTGTACATTTACAACAATATGTTGCTGGCAATGTATATTTAGCAGATGGTGGTGGTAAAGTGGGTATTGATACACAATCTCCAACTGAAAAATTAACTGTGAATGGTAATGTGACTGCTACCGGGTATAAAGTAAGTGATGTTGCATTGGATAAAACGCACATTGGTTTAACGAATGTTGATAATACCAGTGATGCAAATAAACCAATTTCCACTGCAACCCAGACAGCATTAAACGCAAAACAGGCCACAATAAGTGGTACTGGATTTGTTAAAGCTTCAGGTACTACGATAAGTTATGATAATACAACGTATCAAGCAGCTTTGGTTTCAGGAACTAATATAAAAACTGTAAATAGTAATTCTTTAGTTGGATCCGGTAATGTGTCTGTTGGAACTGTAACATCAGTGGCCGCTATTACTTTAGGAACCACAGGAACAGATCTTTCTTCAACTGTTGCCACGGGAACATCCACACCGGTAATAACTTTAAATGTTCCTACAGCTTCAGCTTCTAATAGAGGAGTTTTGTCAAGTACTGACTGGAATACATTTAACGGTAAACAGGCTGCTTTAGTAAGCGGGACTAATATCAAAACCATTAATAGTACCACTGTATTAGGGTCTGGTAATTTTACTTTAGAACCTGCCCTTGGTAATCCAGGAACTAGTGGGTATGTGTTATCTTCAACAACAGGTGGTACACGTAGTTGGGTAGCACCCCCAAAACCAAAGGTGTATCAGAATTTAACCAGTGCATCAACTATTACCATGAATACTAATACTAGTTTAAATGCCAATGTGACATTAACTTCCAATACAACGATTACCTTGTCAAATTTGACATCCGGGGATGAAGGTAATATAATAGTAAAACAGGATGCTACCGGGGGTAGAACTATTACATTAAGTCCAACTCCTGAGGTAATATCTGGGGGTGATAATACTATATATTTAACTTCAACTGCAAATGCTGTTGATATTATTAGTTATACGTATAATGGCACTACTCTGTATGTAACTTACGGAAATCATTACAACTAAATTTTTAAGATATGGGACAGTTTTTTGGACACAACAAGTTTGCTAATGATGTATATATGCGCAGTACATTTAACCAATATATTGCCAGATACCATCATAGAAAATACCTGGAAGAAATACCATCATATGGCTCCTTTCAGTGGTTAGCAGCCTCAGAAGATAAATTTTGGGGGGGTCTTAATTCTGCTACCGAGACCAATGATGCAAATGTGATTACAGAGAGTTCCCGGGGGGGTTCTTTTATAGCTGAAAAAAATATTCCTCACTCCTTAGGCGCTACTATACATGGGATAAGTTACCTTAGTGGAACCAATTTGCTTATATGCTTTGAGGTATCATCAACCAGCTCTTTTATTAGGTCTGTAGACATAGAAAGTTATAATGTTGTAAATAATACAATATCCTATACGGATATTCATGAGTATATAGTTGGTGAATACCCTCAATGGGCTGGGTATAACTCTGCCTTAGGCAAGTATTTGGCCGTAACTGTTGATAATAGTAATAATGAGAGGATAGAACAGTATAACTCAGATGGTAGTTTTGAGAAACGAATAACTTTATCTTCTTCGGATGGGACTAGACCATATCATATAACGGGTGTATTTCAGGCGGATAATAATCTATGGGCTTTATGTAGAAAGAGTGGGGCTGAGGGGGTATATAAAATAACTTCTAGTGGACTGTCTGACAGAATACGTTTATATAGGCCTAACGCAGGATCACCCACTGAGGAGACTGATACTAACTTTTATGTGGCACAGGTTCCAGGGGGACTAACAATAGGATTACCATAACAATTTTTATAAACAATTTAAAAACAATTAACGTATGGATTCTAAATTTTTTAAGGGATTACTTGCCGCTGTAATTGCGGCATTGGCAACAATCTACAGTGTAGAGGGTGCAAGCATTATTTTTTATGGTGTTTCTATTGCGGGGACAGTTTTGGTTTATTTTGCACAAAATGCTTTACTTAAATCGATCACTGTTTTTGGAACAATTGACCTAAAGGATATTATCAAAGGGTCTATTCTTGCTGTGGGCACAGCTGTATCTTCATATGCAGCAAGCTTACTTACTGGTGTTGACTTTACCTGGTCTAGTTTTGGAACTATCGTATGGTCCGCGTTGGTACTATACATAAGTAAAAATCTGTTTTCAAATTCTTCAGGTACAGTTGGTACTGAAACCAGTAAGTAATTAAAAGTTATTCACAAAAAATGATAAGCACAGTGAATAGGGGCTGTGCTTATTTTTAATAACAAAAGGGATGTCAGAAAAAAAACAGGAATCTGTCCAAATAAATATTGAAACGTTATCTGCAATGGTTCACAGGATGCGGATGGCGACTAATTTGGGGATGCAATATGAGGGGGAGCGTAATTTATACCAAGCATTAGGTTATCCACTGCATGTGAATTACCATGATTATTTAGGTAAATACATCCGGTTGGATATTGCCAAAGCAATTATAGATAGACCTGTTGGGGCAACCTGGCGTGGTGTGTTAGCATTGGAAGAAAGTAAAAAGGGAGAAGACACCCCTTTTGAATTAGCCTGGCAAACTTTAAGGGATTCATTGAATTTAAAGATGATGTTTTCCCGGGTAGACAGACTGGCCAGTATTGGAAGATACGCTGTGTTACTACTTGGATTTAGTGATACCCCGACATTAGAGAATTTCAATCTCCCTGTATCAAAAAACGTAAAATTAGTATACGTAAGGCCTTTTTCAGAGGACAGTGCAAAAATAAAAGAATATTCAACAGTTCCAACAGACCCACGGTTTGGATTACCCGTAACATATACGGTATGTATCCATGATTTACTTAGTGGAACATCTGCTACTATTGACGTACATTATTCCAGAATTTTACATGTTGTGGTAGATTCCCTTGAATCTGAAATTGAAGGTATCCCCGCATTGGAATCGGTTTATAATCGCTTACTTGATTTAGAAAAAATTGTAGGTGGTGATGGTGAAATGTTTTGGCGGGGAGCCCGGCCAGGATATACTGGAAAGGTAGATAAGGAGTATTCCAGTGGCCCAGAGACAGAAGCCTCATTAAAAGATCAGGTGAATGAATTTGAGCACAATTTAAGAAGGATACTGATTAATGAAGGTGTGGAACTTAAGGCATTAGATCAGCAAATTGCCGATCCTACACCACATGTGGATATACAGATACAAATGATTGCCGCAGTAAAGGGCATTCCAAAGCGAATTTTGACGGGTTCTGAAAGAGGTGAGTTATCATCTGCACAGGATAGCGATGAATGGCGTGCATACATCCAGGAACGCCGGGAAGAGCATGCTGAGGTACATATCGTGCATCCGTTTGTGAAAAAAATGATTGAACATGGTATTTTACCAAAGCCAGCAACAAATACATATGTGGTAAAATGGCCAAACATTCATGACCTTAATCCAAAAGAAAAATCAGAAGTTGGAAAAAATAGAGCCGCTGCTATAAAGGAGTATACAACAAATACAATGGCACAAGTCATGCTTCCCCCAGAAGCCGCGTTAGAGTTTTTAGTCGGACTTGATTCAGACCAAATTGAACAGGTTATGCAAATGATTAAAAAAGGGATGGGTGAAGAAGAAGATGCAATGCGGGAATCAATGGAATTTATTAAGGAAATAGCTGAACCTCCTGTTTCAAAAGAGAACAATGATTCTCAAAGTGAAGATAGTTCCAGTACTAAAGACAGCACTGATAGTTCCAGTACTAAAAAAAGTTCCAATAAATGACAACAACATTCCAAGTATTAGGTGCATACGATCCAACAAATACATTAACTTTGCGTAATGCATTTGCCAGGGATATGAGCAGTAGATTTATGGAACTTATTAGGGTAATTAAGAAATCGGTAAATGAAAGAGATTGTTTTGGATTACGTAATGTTCCAGTAAATCAAATGTCCCCAACGGGGGCAAATCAATTTGCTTTTTCAAAATCGGATGTAAAATTGGCACAATTTTTATCATGGTTGGAAGAACAAGTAGAAAAGGGGATTATTACTACAGTACAAATGGAACAAATTGGCGTAGCCGCTGAAAGTGGTTGGACGAATACATACATTGCAGATTCGTATAAAAGGGGAGTTTTGAGGGCACGATCGGAAATGAAAAAAGCGGGGTATAATGTTCCAACTGTAGATGAAAGTGGGGGGATAGAAGCTATTTTAAATGCACCATACCATATTGATCGAGTAGGTTTATTATATTCCAGAGTTTTTTCAGATTTAAAAGGAATAACTTCCACTATGGATATGCAAATAAGTCGTATCTTAGCGCAGGGTTTAGCCGACGGTGATGGACCAGCATTATTAGCACGTAAATTAGTAGCTACAATAAATGGTGAGGGCATTGGTGAATTAGGGATTACAGACAGTTTAGGCAGATACATCCCAGCGAAAGTAAGAGCAGATATGCTTGCAAGAACTGAAATAATTAGGGCACATCATCAAGCCACTATTCAAGAGTATATGAATTGGCGAGTTGAAAAAGTGAACGTAATGGCAGAAGTGGTTACAGCAGGTGATAGACGAGTATGTTCCAAATGTACAGCAGTGGCAAAAGGCGGACCATACACCTTGGAACAAGCAATGAATATGATTCCAGTACATACCAGATGTAGATGTTGTGCAATACCATATATAAAGAAAAGTTAGCAAGCGGGACTACGTTTTACTGTATAAACTTAAAAGGGATGGGGAAGATATTTTTGAAAAGTTTAATTACAACGATCATTGGCTGTTTACTTGGCCTTGTAATCACAGGAGTTGTATTGTACCTTGGCTGGGATGCTGAGGGAAAAGACCGAATACTAATTTTTGGATACGGTGCATTAGTGACGTTGACGGTTTGGTTTGTAAACGCAATGGCACAATTAAAGGGAAAAGACATTAAAGCATTGGAAGCTTTAATTGAAAAGAAAGCAGACAAAGCAGAAGTTGCAAATTTGAGTAAGATATTGGATAATATGGAAAAAAAGATAGACGCGATTACCGATTTCTTAATTAAACGAAATTAATCATGGAACAATTATCATTTTATTCATTACGCACCACTGCCGGATACACATCTAGTATTGGAACATATGAGGGGAAACAACACATAATCGTCCCAGTAGTGATGATGGTTGAAGGTGTTCACGCGGGTTCTGCTGGTCCATTATTTCATCCGATAGCTGAACTTGGGAAATTCCCGGCAAGCTGGGATGGGATGCCAGTAATGGTGCAACACCCACAAGATGCAGAAGGAAATTATATTTCCGCAAATTCACCTTTAGTTTTACAAGCAAGTAAAGTTGGAAGAATATTTTCAACAAATGTTGATGGAAAGAAGTTAAAAGCAGAGGCATGGTTTGATAGTGAAAAGTTAGCCAACGTTTCCAGTGAAGCTGCCGAAGCGATAAAAAATAATTCAACACTCGAAGTTTCAATAGGTGTTTTTACCATTAATGAAGAAATACCTGGGGAATACAACGGTGAACAATATTCCGCAATTGCCAGAAGTCATAGGCCAGACCACCTTGCAATCTTGCCCGGCGGTACGGGGGCTTGCTCTGTAGCGGATGGATGCGGTTTACGTGTAAATAGTAAAGAAGGAGGTAAAATGTCAGAATTGACGGTGTTTAATGCCATTAAGTTTATGAACAAGGAAGGATATACAATATCCGGAATTGGTGTAAACAAAGATGGTTACAATGCAACTGTAGATTCACTTCGTAGAAAACTTGACAGCCTGGATAATACCACACAATATCATTACCTTGAAGAAGTTTTTGATGATTACGTGATTTACGTCAGGAGAAATAGGGAAGCAGGTGGACACATGATGTTTAAGCAAAATTATCAAATTACAAATGAATTAGTGGAACTTATCGGAAATCCCGTTGAAGTAACAAAAAAAGTAAAAGTTACTTATGTTCCAATGACAGTTATTAACAATCAAAATGAAAATCAAATGGCAGAAAAAGAATGCAGTCCTTGTGTAAAGGAAAAGGTTAACACCTTAATTGCACATGCAAAAACGGCTTTTTCGGAAGGTGACAGAACATGGTTAGAAGGTCTACAATTAGACCAATTAGCTAAACTTGATCCAAAAGAGGAAGCTACTCCAGCGGTAAATTCTGTTGATCCGATCACCCTACTTACACCAGCTCAAAAAGCGATGTATGAATTAGGTGTGAACACAATCAAAGAAAAACGCAACACACTCATACAAGGAATTCAAGCCAATACTTCGAAAGAAATTTGGCCCGATGAAATCCTTAACAACATGGATGAAACCATTTTGGAAAAGCTTTTTACTTCAGTTAAAAAAGTTGAAGTATCACAAGAAGCTCCCATGAATTATGGTATCCGTGGCGCTCACGTCATCAATGTAAATGCAGCTGATGATGTTCCAGTATTATATCCTACTGGATACGAAGTTAAACAATCGAAATAAGAAAGGAGAAAAAAATGGCTAATGTAATTAGACTTAAAGCTTACAGCAATAATATTGCAGAATATACTGCTGCTGAACCAATTTTACCAGGCATGCTCATTGAACTTGATTCTACTGGAAAAGTTAAAAAACATGCTACTGCTGGAGGTAATGCTTCTCCAATGTTTGCATTGTTTGATGCATTTCAGGGAAAAGACATCAACGATGCGTATGCTACCGGTGATAAAGTACAATGCTGGACACCGTACCCAGGGGATGAAGTAAATGCACTTTTGGAAGATAATTCCAATATCGCTATTGGCGCATTTCTTGAATCGAACGGAGTGGGATACGTTCAGGCACACACTGTTGAAACATTGGCATCTGCCGATGCACAGGTTGCAAATACTGTTTACAGTAGACCGATCGTTGGGCAAGCTCTCGAAGCGCACAACCTTACAACTTTAGAGGGAAGTGATTCCAGCTTAGTTGAAAACACAAATCGTATTAGATTACGTATCGTTTAATCTTAAAGAAAGGAAATAAATAATGGAAGAAGTAGGAGTAGATTTACTATCCGCAAACGGGGGTGCGCAAGGGGAAGTTGCTAATAAGTTTATTAACAACGGACTGAGCATCGCTAAAATGCGTCCCTTTGAGTATAAAGGGCAATCATATATTTCGGTGAATACCGGAAAAGACCCAAAAACAGGATTGGACATTTTTAAATCAATCCCGATCCAAGCTAACGCCACCCTTCGCCGGGACGAATGGAAAGCTTTGGATGATGTTCTTTTGGAAGTTGGTCGTCAAAGATTAGGTGGTATTGAAGACCTTATCTCGAAAGGTTTAACTTACAACCTTGGCAATGCAATGGGTACTACCATGCTTGAATGGCATGACGTAAGTGATTTTGGATCGGCTGACGTGACTATGGATGGTGTAAACCGCCATAAAAACGACACCCCAAATTTCCAACACAATTACTTACCAATCCCTATAATTCATTCGAATTATGAGATCAATGCCCGTTTTCTGGAAGCAAGCCGTAACACTGGTAACCCATTGGATACACTTGGTGCAGAACGTGCCGGACGCAGGGTTAAAGAAACATTAGAATCAATGCTGTTTACTGACACAACTTACTCCTTTGGAGAAAAAGATGCCCGTGGTAACAACACCATTTATTCTTATATCAACCACCCGGATCGTAACTTACTGGCTCTTGGTACACCTTGGGATCAATTAACTACCAATATTGGTAAAACTATCGTGGATAAAGTTCACGCTGCCAAACAGGTTAGTTTAAATGCACTCCACCGTGGTCCTTGGATGTTATACATCCCATCAGCATACGAAACTGTCATTGATAAAGATTATGATGCAGATACAACTGCTTCAATCACTATCCGTGAGAGAATCATGAAGATTGCCAATATCCAGGGTATAAAAGTTGTGGATTACCTTCCTGCCAATAACGTTCTTTTGGTTCAAATGACTTCTGACGTAGTTCGTTTGGTTCGTGGTTTACCACTTCAAAACGTACAATGGTCAACTGAAGGTAACTTACTGTATAACTATCGTGTTATGACAATTCAAGTTCCACAGATTCGTTCTGACCAAAACCGTAAATCGGGTGTTGTTCATTTATCGTAAACAATATTTCACTAATCATGTGAATTTTTATTAACCTTATTATTAAATTACAATGGGACGTACAAATACAAAAGTTGAAGAAGTAAAAGTTGAAGAAGAAGTTCTCCCTGTATTGGAAGAAAAAGTAGACCCTCCACAAATTCAAGTGCAAATTACCCCAAAGGAGGAAGAAGAAATTGTTCCTGTACTGGAATCAGTGGAAGACGTAGAACAGCTATTACAATGGAAAAAAGTTGGTGGTGGTTCTTTTTATTTAGGAAACAAAATCATTAAACCAGGTGAAAAGTTTTACGCTAAGGCCAGTGAAATACCAAAGAATTACCGGGATGTTGTGATCATGATTACCTCACCGGAGGAAGCCAATACGGTAAAATATGTTCCAGTAATATATACACTAGAACCAGGTGAAGAAGCAAACACATTTTTTGTTGTTGATTCATTGGGCAAAAAACTATCAGAAAAAGCATTGAATAAAGAAATCGCTATGCAATTTATTGCAGCGCTACAAGCATAAAACATGATTTGGCAGGTTCCAAATATTTGGGAAGGTGGGGATGTTTTTATCTTGGGAGGTGGACCATCTGTTATAAAACAGTTTGACATCCCTGATAAACTATATCAGGGGGTACTAAAAAAAACACTATCTCCCAATGTATTTTCTCCCTACCTTTCTTCTTTACACAACAAACACGTTATTGGCATAAATGTGGCATATCATATTGGAACATGGATAGATTGGATTTTCTTCGGTGACAATTCATTCTTTTTGGAACATCGAACAAATCTTCAAAAATTCCCCGGATTAAAAATATGTAGCCATGATGTTGTTAGTAGGTGCAATTGGGTTAAATATGTTCCAAGAAATAAACGCAGATTAGGAATAAGTAAAGACCCGACAACAGTATGCTGGAATAACAATTCAGGTACAGCGGCCATAAGCATTGCGGCCAATGCCGGTGCCAAGCGTATTATCTTGCTTGGCTTTGATATGAAAATAGAAAACAATAAGCAGCACTGGCACAATCAATATAATTTAATAGAACGTCAGGCAAAGAAACCGACCATCCCACCATTTCATTCTCATTTACAGGGATTCCCACAAATTGCAATTGATGCAAAAGATCGTGGGATTGAAATTATAAATTGTTCACCCGATTCAGCAATCACACAATTTCCTAAATGTAACGTAAAAGATATATTATGCAAAATTTAGAGGATACCAAAAAGTATAGGGATAACTTATTTTATGCTTTTTCAAGCCGTATGAAAGGGGAGAAAAAGGCAAATGTATTTGTAGTTTTTACGAATTAAGTTCCACAATGTTGCCGTATAAACGTAAGAACAAAGAAGCTATCAACGCTGATTTGAATATTGAGATACGTAGTAACATAGAAATAGAACGCCGTTGGACGTATGATTTATCGTTTTATCATTTTGATATTGATTTTTATGACATATTCGATTTAATATACTAATTTTATGCCCATGCAAGATAAAATGCCGAATGATGCCAAAGTGCTGTTAATTACAGTGGCTACGGCTGCGATAATTTCAATTGGGATTATTATTACGATTTTTATTAAAATAATACTATTCTTTTTATGAATACAGTACGCGTAATGGGTGGATTAGGGAACCAGATGTTCCAATATGCCTTTGGCAGAAGTTTACAATTACAAAGTAATACTGATATTCAATTTGATAAATCGTGGTATAATAACAACAAACATCCTGAACGCCCCTTCCTCCTCAATAAGTTTAATACCGTACTACGTACAACTAAGGATGGTTTTACATCCGGTAATTACTGTAAAGAATTTCAGGGAAACTTCATGGAAATTCCAGCGGCTTTAGACAATCATTACTTTGATGGATACTGGCAATATTTGAATTATTTCACCGGAGTAATCCCAAAGCTTAAGTCTGAATTAACGTTGCGTAGTGAGTATTATACGGACGAATTTTTGGCACAATTGATAAAAATAGATGATGACCTGAATTCAGTATCATTACATGTTCGTCGGGGTGATTATTTGCTTCAGAAAGGATGGGGGGTTCTACCCTTACGCTATTATTACTTGGCACTAAAACAGGTTAGAGGAAATTTATATATCTTTTCCGATGACATTGAATACTGCAAACCGTTATTCGACCAAGGATACTTTGCCGACCGGAAGGTTACTTTTATCAAAACAGAACCTTATCTGGATTTTGAATTGATGAAAGCTTGCAGGAAACACATCATTGCCAATAGTACGTTTAGTTTTTGGGCTGCATTATTGGATACAAAGGTGGATTCAATTACATATTGCCCTGAATACTGGTTAGGAGAAAGTACACCGGATGACGGGAATCATTACCCACAAAATTGGAAACGAATTAAAATGTGATTATATGCTGATGGACATTAGTTCTTATTTAAAAGAAAGGCGTGGTGCAATTCACGTTGGAGGACATGATGGGGAAGAACGTGAGTTTTATTCCACATTTAACAGAGCGGTTTACTTCGAACCGAACCCGGAACTTTACGTTCGCCTGGCACGAAATATATTCCAATATCCAAACCAGATTGTTTTTAAGTTTGGGATACATGATAAATTGAGTAATGCTCAATTAAATATTTCAAGTAATGATGGACAAAGCTCTTCTATTCTTGATTTAGGGTTGCATAAACAATATTACCCATCTATTTCCTATGTAAAAAAGGAATGGGTATCATTGGAACGTCTTGATTGGTTTTTCAAAGAAGGGATAATAGATTCCAATAATTACAACTTTTTGAATATTGATGTGCAAGGAGTGGAACTTAATGTCCTAAAAAGTTGTGGAAAGTATATTACAAAATTTGATTACATTTACACAGAAGTTAATGATCAGGAATTATATAAGGGATGCTGCCTGGTGGGGGATATAGACCATTATTTACATAAACACGGTTTTGAACGTGTGGAAACCCAATGGACAAGAAAACATTGGGGTGATGCTTTGTATGTACGGAAAGATTTAATCACAATTAATCCAAAATAAATGGAAGCGTATGTTATCAATTTAAAAAAACGGCACGACCGATTAGTGAGTTTCAAACAAAACAAATTCCCATTCCCGGTGGAAGTATTCGAAGGATTTGTAAATAAAGTCCCGGAGGATGGTTGCACACAATCTCATTTATATCTCCTACGAAATCATATTCAATTACCATTTGCTGTATTTGAAGATGATTGTGTTTTAATACAAGACTGGAGTTTAGTAGAAAAAGCAATGTGGCAACTCCCTAAAGATTGGGATGCATTATGGCTTGGTGCTAATCCAAGAAAACAACTTGTACAATACTCGGAAAACTTATACCGGATTAAAAATGCGTATTGCCTACACGGTGTCATTTATAACTCACAACGAATTGTAGATTACATTTATAATAAAGTAAATTTTAGATCAGGGGAAAATTTAGACATTCATATTGCAAAGGATGTGCAACATAAATTTAACTGTTATTCTATTTGGCCAATGGTGGCCACCCAGCTTTCAGACCATTCCGATATATCCAATATTGGAACTAAAAATTGTGAAGAAATTATTTTTAACTACAAAAAAGCTACACGATGAACTTTGGTGATATGGTATCAAAATCGTATGCATATAAAGCAGAAAGGTATACAAATTCCATCCATTGGTATATACTCAAAACGTTATACGAGCGGAATTTTGTAAACAACCCTCCCACGGAAGTATTAGCACATAATATCCCACACATCATCCATCAAATATGGCTTGGTGGTAATATACCGGAACAATACAAGAAATATGCTGAAACATGGAAAAAGCACCACCCCGGATGGCAGTATAAGTTATGGACGGATGATGATGTAAAAAACATATTTCTGTCAAAAGAAGATTTGTTCCATTCAGCAACTAACCTTGGAATGAAATCAGATATTCTCAGGTATGAAATACTGAAACAGTACGGAGGCATATACATTGACACTGATTTTGAATGCCTCCGGCCACTTGATCCTTTGATGCACTTCAACTTTTTTACAGGGGTAGGTTATGATACAGAACCACAACTGTATAACGGGTTAATTGCAACTATCCCAAACCATCCAATTATCACAAGGACATTGGAACTTTGCGGCCCAATTTATACCGGCAACAAGGGTAGTGTTATCTTAAACACAACAGGTGCTAATATTTTTACAAAAGCTTTTTTTCAAAGTCTTGGGAGCAAAGGAATTGTTGCATTCCCCACACCGTACTTTTATCCATATCCAAATAACATCCGGGGTAAAGGGAATCCATTGGAACATATTTACGATGTTTCGTATGCAATACATCATTGGGCAGTAAGTTGGGTTAAAAATAAAAAGTAAAAAATGAATTTTATTACTGGGGATAAATTTAAGGGCATTGCCGATTACACATTTTCTTCAAAAGATAAAATTGTGGATGACTATGATTCATTAGTCAATACATTGAACATGACTACAGTCAAACGTAATGCTGTTGTGTATACACATACCGGGTATGTAAAAGAACTGTTTGCTTTATTAAAAGAGTATCCATCAAAGTATGTTCATGTAGTGTCTCACAACAGTGATATTAATGTGGATGAATCGTTTGAACTACCACAGAATGTTGTGAAATGGTACACGCAAAATGTAAATGTGGAACATCCCCGGATCATTTCCATTCCCATTGGTTTAGAAAATGACAGGTGGTTTAAAAGGTTAGCTAAAAAACAAGTTATGATGCAATTGCTTCAGCAACCGAAGCAGATCAAAAATTTGGTTTACCTTAATCATAATATCGCAACCAATATTAAAGAGAGGTTAAACGTTTACCAATTATTTGAAAACAAGAATTTTGTTACTTCACAAAGGGGTAGAAACGGGGCACATTTCAATGATTACATCACAAATGTATACAATCATCGGTTTGTACTTTGTCCTCAAGGAAATGGCATGGATACCCACCGTACATGGGAAACAATGTACATGGGGACAATTCCAATTGAAAAGAGAAATAAAAACAATGCTTTTTATAAAGACTTCCCGATCTGCTTTGTTGATGAATGGGATGAAATTACTGAAAATTTTTTACTTTGTGAATATGAACGTATTAAAGCAATGTTATTTGACCGTAATAAATTGGAATTTAAGTATTGGAACAATTTAATTCGTGGGTGATGAAAACAGGGGACAGAATTGAGATAACAAAGATTTTTGATGATTGTGATCTTAAAATGGAAGTTAGGGATCAGTTCGAGGTCAAAGAGATACACATGCCTTTTGACTGCATTGTCATTGATGTCCCATATAAATACGTTACGCAATTATGTTCCACTGTTATTGAATACAAAGGTCAAAAAATAAAAAATAGTTTTTTATACAAAATTTTATGACTAAAAGGATTGTTCTTGTTTTAAAGTCGGGGGGTGATTTTGCTTTCAGTGATGTTCGGCTTATCTCTGATCATATCATTAAAAAATGGGTTTCAGAAGAAAAGCCTGAAATAATTTGTTTTTGGGATAAGGCATTTATGGAATTTACCATTGATCATATCCACATAAAACCACTACCGATTGATAGCCCCGGATGGTGGTCCAGGATATTTTTGTATTCCCCAATGGTTGCGGACCTTCTCCCGTTTTTATACATCGACTTGGATACAGCGGTGATACAATCATTAGAACATATTTTTGATGTTGTAAAGAGTTATGAGAGTAAATGGGTTACATTAGATGATTTCTGGCAGCCAGGGTTGTTAGCAACTGGTTTGGTTTGGTTCCCAAAAAATAACCCAAAGTTTGATTTAGTTTGGAAAAAATGGAATGAAGCTGGATTTGTGGAACGTAAAGGAAGGATGGATGCATTTCTACGTTCTGTAACAACCGCTGATTTATTTTGGCAGAAAATAATACCAAACATCCTTGATTTTAAACCAAAGTATGCACAGAGTAAGTTTCTAACAGGCTTACCATTTGATGCAAATTTGGTGTGCTTCCACGGTAAACCAAGGATACCACAAGCAGCATTTATCCCTTGGGTTGACAAATACATAAAAGAAGTAGAATGAAATACAATATAACAGTAATTATACCGTACAAGGAAGATCGTGGTTGGCTGAAAGAGGCTATAGCGTCTGTTCCTAAAGATGTACAGTTGATAGTTTCACAAGGGGATGGTAATTGGCCACAGAATTTTAATAAGGCATTACCACGTGCTACTGGTGATTACATCAAATACCTCCATGAAGATGATTTAATACCCGGAGATTCTTTAAGGTATGCTGCCGAAGAAATTTACGAAACAGGGGTTGATTTTTTACATGGGAATGCTTGGGAATTTTATGGGAATAGTGATACAAATAACTTTTATGTTCCAAAGATTGCAACACCTACATTTGCACAGCTTATGAAACATAATGTAATTCATAGTGCAACAACAATGTACCGTAGAGATGTATTTGAAAAGGTAGGATTATTTAATGAAGACCCTAAGATGTACTCCTTCGAAGAATACGAATTTAATCTCAGATGTTTAAAAGCAGGATTGAAAATTGGGTACTTGTGTTTGCCATTGGGAAAATACAGGCGACACCCAAAACAGATAATCCGAACAGTTGATAAACAAATGCGCAACATAAACAGAGAAGAAATGCTTCGTAATATGATTGTATGAAAAATAACCCTATTTTTGTAACTGGTATTGAGCGTTCAGGGGCGACAATTATTGTTAAAATATTGGAACATATTGGCGTTTACACAGGGGAATGTTCCAATATGCTTGAAAATAAAAAAATGAAGCTTTTAGTAGATGGTTATTATGCTCATATTGGGGCTGATCCAAAAGGGCAATATCCATTGCCTTTTTTAAATGATTTGCCGGTGTACCCAAAATGGTGGAATAAAAATGTCTTACACAGGATTCATCCGGATAGAGAAAATTGGGTTTATAAAAGTTCCAGAATTTGTCAAACATGGCCTTTATGGAACTCTGCATTTCCGACAGCAAAGTGGATTATTGTAAAGCGCAGGCCGGGGGACATTGTCCAGTCCTGTATTAAAACAGGGTACATGTCTGCATTTAAAAATGAAACTGTACAGAAGGTTGTGGGGGTGGAAAGTGAAAGGGAAGGATGGTTATGGTGGGTACATCAGCACAATACCCGGTTTATTGAAATAAACAAAGCTGTATCCAATGTAATGTTTGTCACCCCTGACCGAATGGCCGATGGTGATTTTGAACAGGTAAAAGAAATGTTAACTTGGTTAGGATTAAAATGGGATGATTCAATTATAAAAATAGTGGAACCATTACTTTGGAAAACAATAATTAAAAGAAAGGGTAAATAAACATGGCTGCAAGAACAACCACAGAGGAGGTACTTGAAATAATGGGAAAATCATCTTCCGGAACTATTAATATTCAACCGTATATTAATAGTGCTAATACCGTAATTTCTCGTATTTTTGCAAATGATAATACAGTATCTATTGAGTTCCTTACTGAAATTGAAAAATGGTTTACAGCACACTTATTGGCATCAACCGTTTGGCGGCAGTCTACTGAAGAAAAGATAGGTGATGCTACAATAAAGTTTGCAGGGGAATTTGGATCACAATTAGATTTTACATCATATGGACAGATGGTGCAACAATTAGATTACACAGGTAAAATGGCAGGAAGCATTGGGAAACCAAAGTATCGTATAATTGCAATTAAAAGTTTTTGTAGATGAGTTTGCAGGAAAATTTAGATTCATTATGTGCTGATACATGTATTTATTGGGCACCCATTGGTAATAATGGGTTCGGTAAAACATTATTTGCAGAAGCCGTGGAAATTCCTTGCAGGTGGCAAGATAAGAACATTTTGTTTTCCGATAAAACAGGAGTACAGCTACAAGCCAAAGCCGTTGTATTCACTACTGCGGATGTGAAAATAGAAGGTTACTTAAAATTTGGGACTTTGAATGATCTTGACAGTACACAGTATTCTGCTCCTAGAGGGGTTGCAGATGCTTTTGTTATCAAACGATTTGACAAGTCCCCTTCCATATTGGACAATTCCATTTTTCTCAGAAAAGCATTTTTAACACCATACGGAGGGATGTCATAATGGCACTAAATAATAGCCCAGGGGTAATTTTGCAAGGGTTGGGTAATGTCATGGCTAACCTGAATAAGGAAATTCAGGCTATTGAAAATAGGTCGATGAAGGGGTTGATTCTTTGTGCGGCTTTAGTGCGTTCAGACATGGAGAAAACACCACCTACAATCCCTGTTGATTTAGGTAATTTGAGGTCAAGTTGGTTCGTTGTAACCGCTAAGAGCCGGTTACAAACAAGAAACACAGCTTCATTTAAAGGTAAAGATGCAGGTAAATTTGCAAAGGATCATACATCCGGAATGGCAGAAGCACAATCAATGATGGCGGGTGTTACCGTCCCTGTTTTAATTATGGGGTTCACCGCAAATTATGCAATGTGGGTTCATGAAATGTTAGGTAATGTTTCATGGAATAGGCCGGGATCAGGTGCTAAGTATTTTGAATATGCCATAAAGCGTAATACACCAAAGATGTTAAAAATAATAAAAGACAATGCACAAATAAAATGAATGCAGCATCTATTGACATAAAGGACATGCTTTTGGAAGAAAGTTCATTCGGATTTATTTTCGGGGAAGATTTACATATTGGAAAGGAACCAACTTCTCCAAATATTTGCGTTACCCTTTTTGATACTTCCGGGTTTGCCCCTGCAATGACATTAGATAGTCAAAGTTATTACTATTCATCCATACAAATTAGAATTAGGCATACTGATTATGATTTAGGGATGGATTTATCCATATTGATAATGGACACACTACATGGCCGGGCGCAAGAGACATGGAATGGGACATTATATTCCACTATCATAGCAATGGGTGAACCAGTTTTACTCGATTGGGATGATAATGGTAATGCACGTTTCGTAATTAATTTTAACATGCAGCGTAGGGCTGCATAAAAAAGGAGGTAAAAATGGCGAGTAAAGCTATTTCTGGTGTTGGGACGATATTTCGTAGATGGAATGGGACTATATGGGAAACCATTTCTGAAATAAATTCTATCTCAGGACCGGAAAAAAGTAGAGAAACAATTGATGTGACCAGCCTGGATTCAACTGGTGGTTACAAGGAATTTATTGCAAGTTTCAGGGATGGTGGTAATGTTGTTCTGAAAATGAATTACACCCGCGCAACCTATGAACTGATGAATGATGATTATGAGAGTGACGATTTACAGAATTATGAAATCGTTCTCCCAGATAATGAAAACACAACTTTGGAATTTACTGGTTTAGTTACTGAATTGCCGTTGGATATTCAATCGGGTGATAAGATCACTGCCGATACAACCATTAAGGTATCGGGCCGGATCGTTATCAATTCCGGAGCAAGCACAGGATTGTAATCTTTATTACCTTAATCAAAGGCTTTTATACTTATAAAATATATCAATTTTTAATAATCAATTTAAAAACAAAATTATGGCACTTTTGACCAAGTCCGCTTTACTAAGTCGGCAAGTATTAAAAACACAAAAAGTTGAGTTTGAAAATGGTGATTACGTATTTGTCCGGGAAATGACCGGTGCAGACCGTGATAACTTTGAACGTTCTATTATGAAAGAACGCAAAAATGAAAAAGGGGAAGTAAAAGGCTTTGACCAAATCCTTGAAAATTTCAGAGCAAAACTTGCTGTAGTTACTTTATGTGATGAAAATGGTGAATTATTATTGGAACCTAAGGATGTAAAAACATTAAGTTCCAGTATTAGCATTTCACGATTGGAACAAATTGTAACTGCTGCTTCAGAGTTGAATAAAATATCAGAAAAAGATAAGGCTGATCTCCTAAAAAACTCCGAGGCCATCCCAGTCGACAATTCCAATTCCGACTCTGTAGAGAATTAGGAATAGCACACCCAGACTTCCTATTGGGTCAATTAACATCTGCTCAATTATCTGAGTGGGAAATGTATGATAGACTTGACCCAATAGGTACTTGGCGTGAAGATTTTAGGATGGCATATACGCTTGCTTTTTTACAAAATGTGGTAACTTCTCTTTATGCAAAAAAGGGGGAAACCCCTAAAAAGTATTCTGCACAAGATTTTATGCCAAAATGGGGTATGGAAGAAACAGGGGATGTTACAGAAAATGTAGATACACAAGAGAATTTGGTATTTGCTTTAAAAACATGGGCAAAGCGACACAATAAATTATATGACAAAGCACAAGCAAAAATAAAAAATACACCACCTTCAATAGTACCAGAAAAACGTTCAATGCATAAAAAAATATAAGATGAATATCGGGGCAATGTGGGCTACATTAGGGGTAAATACTTCACAGTTAACAACTGCCGGAGCATCTATGAACCAGTTTGCCAACCAGGCTAATGCATCCTTGCAACGTGTACAGACGCAATTATCCACACTGTCTACACAATTCAAAAGTTTTGGGGCAGATGCTACCCGATCAATGACCATCCCTATCACAATAACAGGTGTAGCCGCATTGGATACCTTTAAGAAGTATGAACTTACACTGGCACATATTGAAGGGTTAACAGGAGCAACAGCTTCTCAAACCAGACAATGGTCTGCTGAAATAGCAAATATGTCCCGGTCAATTGGAAAAGGTCCACAAGAACTTGCAGAAGCATTATATTTTATAGCATCTTCCGGGGTGGAGGCTTCTAAAGCAATGGATATTTTAACTGTATCTGCAAAGGCATCCACAGCAGGATTAGGTACTACTCAGCAGGTGGCCAATCTTTTAACTTCTGCTATGAATGCTTATGCCAAAAGCGGATTAACTGCGGGTCGGGCAGCGGATATTTTAACAGTTGCAGTACGAGAAGGTAAAATTGAAGCTGATCAATTTGCGGAACATGTTGGGTATGTAATCCCAGTGGCAGCTTTAATGGGGGTAACATTTGAGCAAACCACCGCTGCGATGGCTGCAATGTCTATCACAGGGGCAGGAGCATCCACGGCTGCCGTGCAATTACGTCAAGTTTTATCAGATGTAATAAAACCAGCACTACAATCTGAAACTGCATTGAAAAAGTTCGGATTGTCAGGGGAAAAGCTCCGCAATATTATTAAAGAAGATGGGCTATTGGCGGCAATGAATGAAATCAATGAAATAGTTAAAAAATTTGGGATTGATGCCGTTGCTAAAATTTTTCCTGATGTACGGTCATTGACAGGAGCATTACAATTAATGGGGGAAAATGCCGATGTTGTTGCTCAAATTTTTAAAGATGTTGAGGATTCTTCTGGTGCAATGCAAAAAGCATTTAGTATTGCATCAAATACACTTCAAGTAAAATTCAATTCCGCTATTTCTGAAGCTAAATTATCATTGATTGAATTAGGTTCAGCAATGAAAGATTCTGTTGTTTCCATATTGAATACACTTATTGGGGTACTCAAATCCGTTACTTCATGGTTTTCTGGTCTAAATTCATCCGTCCAACAAATTATTATTGTATTTACAGCATTATCAGCATTAATCGGACCCATAGTTTATTTAATTGGTGGGATGTTAACTGTTTTTAAGGGGCTGTTAACAGTAGTAACCGCGGTACGTGTGGCATACGTTGGTTTAAATGCAGTGATGGCCATAAACCCATTCATGGCATTGGGGATTGCTGTATCTGCTGTAATAGGGTATTTTGCCATTTTCAAAAAAACGCAGAATGAGTTAAAAGATGTGATGATTGAAGTCAATGGGCATATTGCAACAGAAGTGTTCCAATTAAATAGCCTATTTGAAAAGTTAACCACGAATACTACCAGTACATTGGAACGTGCCAATGCTATTAAATTAGTTAATGACAGGTACGGTTCATATTTGTCAAATTTATTAACAGAAAAATCTACATTACAAGAAATTGAAATTGCACAAAAACAAGCTACTAAAGCATTGGTTGCTAGTATTGTAACTAAGGATTTTGAAGCTAAAATACAGGAAGCTGGCTCTAAAATTGCAAAATCATTCAATCAAAATTTTGAGGGGTTACTCGAAGGATTTGGTTCTGTATATGGTTCTGACCGAATCGATGAATTTATAACTGCACTTTACAAACAGGTAGATGCTTCAATTGCTAACGGGGGAATATCAGATAAGCAAGCACTGGCATTTTGGGATAAATATGTAGAAAAGGTTAGCCAAAGCACAGGGTATTTAAAATATTCTTTCGAAGATTTTACAAATTCAATTAATAAATTTTCAAAAGTAAAAGTATCCGGGGATGCTTTGATTAAATCATTAGATACTGTTGTTCAAGGGTTACAATCAAAAACAGCCACAGTGGATGTTGGGGTAGATGCTAAATCTACAGGGGATAATAAAAAATCTACTGGGAGTGGGGATACCTCTATTTTATCGGAAATGGCTAAACAGGAGCAGATTATTGCCGATAAAGCATGGATTCTAAACGATGCATTTAATGCAAATAATGCATTACTTCAATTATATCAAAAAACATTAGATGATTTATTAAATGAGGGGTTTGGTAGATTTTCTAAAGAAATAGACATAGTTTCAAATAAGTTAGATACTATGAGCAATATAATGGCCTTTGAAGAACTTGCAGAAAAGGAACAGCTTATTGCAGATAAAACAGGGATAATGGGAGATGCCTTTGATGGAAATAAGGCATTACTTGAATTATACAAAAAGACATTAGACAAGTTACTAAATGGTGGATTTGACATTCTTTCGGAAGAGGTGCAAATAGTATCAAATAAGTGGCAAGCTATGAATGTCATAGTAGAAAATTCCAAATTGGGAGATGAAATGATAAAAGAAGCTACAGATGCTTTAGATGAATTATCCCCAGAAATA